TGCTTGTCCTCGATCGTGTCGACGTCCTCGACCTGGCCGGTCGAGAGGATCTGCTGTACTGGCTCGACGGCCTGGCGGAGTCTGGCGAGGTCGATACTTGTTTGTTGTTTGCGACGTTAAAGCAAGAGCCGTCATCTCTCCCTCGCCATGCGTCATCGGCCTGGATAGATGACGGAGTTATTTCCAATGAAAGGACTTCGCAATGCCAACTTGTTGCGTAAAAGATTGCAACGCCCATACCAAGGCAAAAAGGTACTGCAACAAGCATTACCAGAGGTTTTTGAAGCATGGTGATGAGTCAGTCAACTTGGCTCCGAAAGATTCTTCGATAGCCGGAAGGTTCTGGTCAAAGGTTGACAAATCCGGAGAGTGTTGGGTCTGGACCTCTTGTTTGAATGACAAGGGGTATGGGCAATTTAGGGTTGGCGGGAAGATTCAACACGCGCATCGCGTAGCCTACTCTATGGAAAATAACGTTGAATTGAAGTGGGAAGGACACTCCGCGAAAAGCAGCGTTTGCCACACGTGCGATAACCCGGCTTGCGTTCGTCCAGACCATCTTTTCCTTGGAACGCACACAGAAAATATGTCAGACATGGACGCCAAGGGTCGCCGGAAATCTGCATCAGGGGATCGTCATGGTAGCCGGACTCACCCTGAAAGAATTCCAAGAGGTAACTCCAGCGGAATGAGAAAACACCCGGGGTCAGTGGCGCGAGGAAGCAAAAACGGGAATTCAAAAATAAATGAAGCGTCCGTGATCTATATCAAGAAAGCATATGCAAAAGGAAATGTTACGCAGAAGCATCTTGCCGATGAATTCGGGATCGACATCACAACGGTTCATTGCATTGTTCGCGGGAAGACTTGGCGGCACGTCGGGACGATGCCCGGAATTCCTGAAAACATCGCCTCGTTCTGGATCGAGAGTGGAACCACTGAAACGTTCAAGGTGGCGGCATGCGGATGACGCGAAAGGATTCGAGATGTTCGACGACGGGAGGGCCGGCGTTTCCAGTCACTGCCGACAACGCGGACAGGATGTGCGGAGCAAATGGAATGACTCTTCGAGACTACTTCGCGGCTGCAGCCATGCAAGGGTGGCTGGCGTCTTTCGGAGAGCGCGACGGACATCCAGCAGACAAGCCAGGCGGAGCAGATCGCTGCGCCCGCATTAACTACGCGCTGGCCGATGCAATGCTCAAAGAGAAAAAATCCGGCGATGACGTTATCGCCAATTTGGAAAAAGAGATTGAATCTTTGCATGCAGAACTGCAGTGCGCGGAGGCAATTGCTAGGGCAACAGACGGGCAAGACGCCGACGATCGGAAAGTGATTGATGAAATGGAGCTTGAGATTATGGAGCAGAGAACCAGGGTCGATTCTCTAACCGTACATCTAAAACGTGTAATTGGAGACCACAGCGCGCCTCATGATTGTTTTTCAACAGGCCCGCTTACCGGAGCCGCTGCTGATGACTTGTGCCCGGCCTGTGAAGCGCTGAAGTTCCTTTATTCGCTGGTACAGATGTAGTGGACTGGGATGTCGTTGTAAACGTAATTATCAGCATATTCATACTTGCTGCCGTTCCTTGTTTGATATTGGCATTCGCGATGAACCCTCCACTCGTCGGTGCTGTAATTTTCGCTGTGATATTTGTCTGGAAGGTTTTTGGCAATGAAAAATGATTATCAATGCCACGAATGCAAACACTCCATCGGGGAAGCTTGGCGGTTTAGGTGTATTCACCCAAAAGTAATGGCTAAAGATTCATGGTCGGAAGTATGGCCCCGTGGCGTTGAGTGCTCGTTCGAGCGCAGTAAGAAATTCGGCTCCCCGTGTGGGGAAATTGGTACATTATGGGAGGAACGTCGGTGCATAATGAAGACAAGTGGAGTGAATCAGAACTCCTGCGACTAGCAGCAACTGCCTGTGGTTATAGCTGGAATTGGGAGGTGGAGAAGGAACGATACGATCTAGGAATCCGCGGGCTTTGGATAGAAGGCGTATCAACCTTCTGGAACCCGATAGAGGACAGCGGGCAATCGTTTGACTTAGCTGCCAAACTTGCTCTTAGCATCATACAGATAGGCGGAATTGTCTCGGTCGGTGTCGGCTCAGAGAAACCTCGGTTGTTGGCATACGAACATCTCCGAGATGAAGACGCTGCTGCCATGCGTCTTGCCATCGTCAAAGCCGCCGCTGCAATAGGTGGTGAGAAGGGCCGACCAGGCGGCACTGTGTTGTTTTGTAACACTACACAGAACGTGTTGCCGCTGTGTGGATCGAAAACGGAACGGCCGGACTGGTCAGGGAGGCCGCGTGAATACACCATACGACAGCGGGCCAGCTTACCCAGTGAGCGACGAGCAGAGCTGGACGACTGGCAACTAAGCAACGTGCTCGTCTATGCAATTGAATCGATTGAGAAGGTTCAGGAATGACATACGCAAGATTCATAGCAGGAAAACTAGGCACAGTATCCAGCGTGGGAATTGACTCGCCGATGCGTGACTACAGGCTTTTCCAGCACCAGTCTGACCTAACGCGGTGGGCATTGCGCCGCGGACGAGCCGCCATCTTCGCCGATACCGGACTCGGAAAAATGCGCATGGCCATCGCATGGTCGGATACCGTGGCGACCCACACTGGACAGCCGGTAATCATCCTTTGCCCTCTGGCGGTGGCGCAGCAGTTCGTCGCCGAGGGGATCCTGATGGGCGTCGAAGTGACGCATGTACGAGAGACGCAGGATGTGCGACACGGGATCAACATAACCAATTACGACCGGCTGCACAAATTCGATCTGTCGATTTTCGGAGGAGTTGCGCTTGACGAGTCGAGCATCATCAAGTCGCATGCCAGCAGTACGCTTGCGCTGCTCATGGACGCTTTCCGCGCCACGACATACAAGCTCTGCTGCACTGCCACACCAAGCCCGAACGACTGGACGGAGCTTGGAACTCACGCTGAATTCCTCGGGGTGCGCAGCCGATCTGAGATGCTGGCAGAATTCTTCGTCCATGACGGAGGGGATACGAGCGTGTGGCGGCTGAAGGGCCACGCGAGGTCCGTGTTCTGGCGTTGGGTTGCGTCGTGGGGCGCAATGATTCGCAGCCCGGCAGATCTAGGCTACGACGCCAGCGCCTACGAACTGCCTCCGCTGACGATCCACCAGCACACGGTAGAAATCGAACACAACCCGCTGCACGGCCTGTTCGCTGCAGAGGCGCAGACGCTCACCGAACGCAGGCAAGCGAGGCGAGACAGCATGGCAGAGCGCGTCAAGGCGTGCGCTGAACTGGTCAATGCTGATGACGAACCGTGGATTGTTTGGGGTGATCTGAACGACGAATGCGACATGCTGGAGCGCGCCATTCCGGGATCCGTTCAAGTGGCCGGTGCCGACGACAACGACACCAAGGAGCGCAGGATGCTGGATTTCTCTTCCGGTCGCGCCAGAGTGCTGGTCAGCAAGCAGAAGATCTGCGGATGGGGAATGAACTGGCAGCACTGCGCTCGGCAGGCATTCGTCGGCGTGAATGACTCCTACGAGGGATTCTATCAGGCCGTGCGCCGTAGCTGGCGTTTTGGTCAGAAGCGATTGGTAAGCATCCACGTGTTCGCCAGCAACCAGGATGGCGCAGTCGTCGCAAACATCCGCCGCAAGCAGGCCGCGTTCGAGGAAATGTCTGCGGCAATGTCATCGGAAACATTGTCCTCAGTGCGCGAATCCGTACTTGGCTCGAGCAAGGATACCAACACCTATAACCCTGCCCGCCGCATTGATGTGCCGTCGTTTCTGGTGGCCGAATGAGCCAAACGAAAACACAAAGCGCCGTTGAGTCGGCGGCAAATGTTTCCATCGGATACGTCGTATCGCTCGCCGCCAACGCGACCATTCTACCGCTGTTCGGCATATCTATCAGCGCGTCAGAAAATCTGGCCATCGGCGCAATTTATACCGCCATCAGCATCGTGCGCAGCTATTGCGTGCGCAGGGCATTCAACGGGAGTCTATAACATGCAGTGCATTAACCAGTCATCAGGCGAAAATTACACGATCATCAACGGTGATGCTATCGAAGCGATGAAAGGCTTTCCGGACAAATCAATCGACTACAGCATCTTCTCTCCGCCGTTTGCTCAGTTATACACGTATTCAAACTCTCCAAGGGATTTAGGGAACTGCCGAACTACTGAAGAATTCTTCGAGCACTTTGGATACCTGATTGCCGAACTGCTGCGCGTAATGAAACCGGGGCGCAATGTCAGCTTTCACTGTATGCAGTTTCCGGCAAGCAAAGAGCGAGACGGCTACATCGGCCTGAAAGACTTTCGAGGAGACCTGATCCGCGCATTCCAAGCGCAAGGCTTCGTTTACCACTCTGAAGCGGTCATTTGGAAAGATCCGGTCACGCAGATGCAGCGCACCAAAGCACTCGGCTTGCTGCATAAGTCGGTTCGCGAGAATGCGTCTATGTGCCGGCAAGGTTTGCCAGACTACCTGATTACGATGCGCGCGCCAGGTACGCAGCTTGACCGCGTAACGCACACGCACGAAAACTACCCGGTAAGCCGCTGGCAGCAGATCGCCAGCCCGGTATGGATGGACATCAACCCGTCCGACACGCTGCAATATCAGAGCGCTCGAGATCACGACGACGAGCGACACATTTGCCCTTTGCAGATCGAAGTCATCCGGCGCTGCGTCGAGCTTTGGACAAACCCCGGAGACGTTGTGCTTTCCCCGTTCGCTGGAATCGGCAGCGAGGGCCACGTATCCCTGCAAATGGGCAGGAAATTCGTCGGAATCGAGCTGAAGGAAAGCTACTACCGACAAGCTACGAAAAACCTGGAAAACGCTCTGCGCATGACCGGCGATTTGTTCGGAGATGCGGCATGACGACATACGCCATGATCGCAGAACGGAAGATCCGGTAATGGGCGAACTTCGATACCACGAAAACGCCCCGCGCAAGTGGACTACAGAAGAACACAAGAAGCTGGTCGAGCTTCGAGATTCCGGCCAACCAG